TATACCCCTTGAACTCTTTTGATAGCTCAACGCAATGATCTGGATGCACAGTGTGCCCGGCATAAGTCTTTCCATTCTTTAGGTATCCAAAGTTACACACCTCTATGCCGACGCTATTTGTATGCATCTCTTGGAATCCGTTCCTTCCTAAATGCCAAGCATACCCTCCATCAGGTATACACTTAACAATCTCACCGTCGTACTTGAACTCGTCGTTGAATATAGACGGCCCACCCAAGACAAACTCAGTTGCGATTCTGCCCCTACTATCTCTACCCCAATGGTCGATAGTCCGATATGGGTTATGCCATCCTGCCGTGTGGTGTAAGAATAGCCAATCTTTTTTAGTAGGGCCCTTAAGGTATTCACCCTTAGGTAATATGTGATGGTTAATAACAATTCCGTGTTGACTGTCTAGTGACTCTTGAATGTCTGTAGTTAGTCCGAACAACTCAGCCCAAGTCTTAGGTCCTACTATGCCATCTATCTCTAGAGTGCTCTCAGCCTGAAACCTCATCACAGCAGACTCAGTTACAGGACCAAAAATGCCATCAGCCTCAATATCGAGTTCTCGCTGAATCTGTCTTACTTCTTCTCCCTTATTTCCTTTTCTTATGGACATCCTGTTTTATTTGTTACGACTCCATTAGAATCAACAGTCAGCACATCAGTACCTACCTTGTAGAAACCTGCTGATGCTCTTGTTGAGCCATTAGAATTAGTAAATATAATATCGTGTAGCACAGGCGTACCTCCAGAACCACCGCTAAATGTTGAGTGGTAGTATGTCGTCCCAGGCGTTCCCGCACATGCTGTAGCAGAACTTGATGCATTAAAGAATCCTGTAAACGATGGAAGTGCGGCAGCACAACTTGCTGTTATTTGGAACAGAGTTGCCTTGACGCAGAAGAAGTTTAGCAACAACCTAGATGGAGATGCTGATGTCTTTGGAACAATCATCACGTATTCAGCAACACCCGTAGCATCAGTTACTTCTGATGTGTCTATCGACACATTCTGAATACCATCATTCGTGTAAGAAGAACCATTAAAATCTCTAACCGTAAATGGAACTGAAGCAGAACCTGAAGAAGGTAGCGGTGCAATCTTACCATTGTGAGACCAAAACTTCTGAACAAACCCAACCACAGATGAAGTGTACGAGTTGAATGTGCTTGTCCCCAAACTAGCCAACAACATACCTGCGTGGTCTGTATTAACAAGTGCTCCTGATAAGTCAACATTAGGCTTTATCCTTATAGTAACAGCCCCTGTTCCACTTCCAAGTTCAACAGGAAACCTATACAACTCTTGGTTTGAAAATACTTGAGCTGGCACAAATGGAGTAGATGCCGACGTAGCGCAAGCAGTAGCACAAACAGGACAGTCCACTATTTCAGACAATGCACCACTATTAATGTGATAAGCCACTCCATTGCCCCTGCTATATAACCCGTCGTTTGCAATGTTGGCCAAGTTTCTATCCGTAAACACGCCCCTAACCTTCAACGGGTCGTCCGCATCAATAAATAGCTGTGTGCTACCCGTGGTGCAACAGACAGTATTTAGGTTGTCATCAAATGAACTTACAGGAGAAACCACGCTAAAATCAGCTGGTCTGTTTACATTCCTCAAGTCCCATATTAGATACAAGTAGTTTTCTCCAGTCTCTCTTACATAATCAAAGTCAGCAAAGTATCCGTCGCCTGCGCTGTTTGCGGAAACAGACAATGGTGGCTTCAGTTCAGAGTCAGCTAGTATTGTTTGAATTTGAGATGCCGTATACTGTACGGATGTCTCAAGTATTCTGAACCTATGGACAGGGTCAGCAGCAGTCATATCATCTAAAACAAACGATCCATTATTAAACGCAGCCATTCTTACTGTATCACCACTGACGGGTATAATACCCTCTCCAGGCAAGCCTGCCTTCTGAATAAAACTACTCACGACAGTAGCGTCTGTTCCTGTTCCTAAAACAAACTGCCCCCCTTCTAAGTCTGAGTATCCTCCGCTTTCTATTCTTGAAAATGCATACCCCACTTGCTGTCCATCACTTTCATTGCTATTAAGCACAACATACACCACATTCAATAGTGTTGGTTCAGGACATGGAGCTTTAATTATAAACTCGCCCATCACGGCTTGAGGATAAGATATATCAATCGAAACGGTGTTTGGCTTGGACTTGTTCTTTGTAAAGTTAAAGGTTGTGTCGCTGTTTATAGCAGAGCCACTGCCACCCCTAGCAGAACCATCCCAAGTTACAGTTGGCGTTATATTCCCCGCAGAGGTTCTCTTAATTGTATATCCGTCAGCCAATGAGACAACTCCGCCCCCGTTTTGTACAATCTCTGTTTCAGATGTAATAGACTTTACAGTTCCAGTAGCACCCGTTGTTTTATTTACAATAACATCGTTAGCGGCAACACTATCCGTTACAAAAGTGGCGTTGGTATCTATGAGTTTCCTTCCCTCAGCAAAAGCATAAATCTCATATCTCTTGCCGGATGCTGAAATGTCTGAACTTATCGTAAGTACTTCATCGCCATCTATGTTGGTTATTGTGGCTATGTTACCATCGATTCTTACTTGGTCGTTGACAGCCACTTGCTCTCCAAATATTGCGGTTGAATCCACTAGTTTGTTTGTAGTAGTGCTTGTTGCTGTTCCCGTCTTCTTTATTGTTGGGTTGTTGGTTGATGACCCCTCGGAAACAAATTGAGCAATATCATCCACCTCGATGGTAATTGCTATATCTCCAACAGTGTCTCCAAAGTCAACTTCTGTCTTTCTAGTCGTGGCAGACGTATTGTTTACAGCCTCTAGTTTCCTGGTTACGATTATATCGCAAGGTTCTATCACGGTTCTTTCAGGCAACGCCACATCAGTGCCCGCCAATACATACTCATCGGAATGCTCATCAAAACCTCCAATATGTTGCGTGTTTATGTTTGCCTTGAGTTTATCTCTAAAGTAAGACCGAAGCCCTGCATCTGATATAACGATCATTTGGAGATTGTTTGAAGAAGTTCCACTTAATCGTATCACAGCCCCTCTCTTGGCATCAGTAAAGAAATAATCAGATCCGTGCCTTGAAAAACTCTCTGCGTTTCTGCTTATCCCATGCTCCTCAACCCTAGCCACTTGAGTTCCCAAGAACTTATCCCCCTCAGCAGTTAATACCACATTGCCTGAAGACGTTGTTACTAGTGTTTTATCTACTACTACGTGAGACACCCTGTCCTCTTGTAAAACTAGGAGGTCATTACCAATATCAGACAAAACCATAGTTTCACCAAACATCCTGTCAAGGTCTTGAAAGTTGCCCACTCCAAGGTTGAATTCATTTAGTCTATTAAGGTTTGTCTCTTGAACAAAAATATCACTGAATGTAAGCGAAGCAAATCTGTCTTCCTCCTTGTATTCCGTCTCAGATACAGAAGAAACCCTTTCTCCTAAAACAATCTTATGCGCAACCTGCCTGTCGCTAGCCTTCATAGATTCTGCTCCATTAGGGAACATTATACAATTGAAGAAGTTTAAGTCACATATAGCATCAGCACTTGTTGCTGTATTCTGATCCTGCGTATTCCCCTTGTGGATTCTTTTGCCAGCACCATCAACGCCTATATCAAAAGTTTGGTTACCCTCAAAATATATGTCATCGTTTATTTCTATTGGCTTTGTTTCAAATATGAAAGTTCCATTAGAACTTATAATAGTGATAACACCCTTGCTTTTGGCTTTTTTGCCCGCAGTGCAACCCTTCCTACCAGCACGAGTATGTAGTTCTAATCCACCATTAGATTGTCTTATAAACTGAAACTCATGCTCTCCGTTAGGATCACTGCCAAATATGTTGTTTGTTCCCGACTGAAAGAAAGAGTCTCCTATCGAAGGGTCGTATCTTGTATTAAGTGCTATCTCACCAGAGGACACTTTTAGGTTTTCGAAACTTATACCACCCAAGTGCCCATCGAAAAACTCCTTAAAGTTTGCGTAGTCGGATTGGGCAACAAACTCATCCATTATGTATTCATCAAAAAACCCTTTACAGTTATCAGAAGACCCCTCTCTGTGGTGCTTTATCTTCATAGATATAATACTGCCCGTAGTGATAGGTATGTCGTTGCCTCCAGATGTAAATAGTTTAAATCTTAATGGGTCTTGCTTGTTGTTTTTTGTTTGAACGCCATTGGGCTTGGGCTCTATACTTATAACCGATGCCTCCGCACTGCTAACATCAAAGTCTCCATCAGGTTTAATGGACATATAAAGCCCCGCAGGAGCATTAACTGATACAGGGAGACCATTTTCCTCAAACGACTCAACACCCAAAACGGTGCACTCAACCAAATTGTCTAAAGCCCCTGCCGAGTCAGACTTAACAATAAGCCTATCCCCTTCTTTCATTTTGTTTTGGTTGTCACCCTCTATCCTAAAGTATGCCGTGCCGTTAGTGTCATCCAAGTATACTATATCGCTATATATGGTTTCGTGGTCACCACTAGAGCTTTTCATAAAAAACTTGTACTTGCTAGCCCATGTTGGTGGCTTTTGAGTAACAGGTATTCTCACTCTTGCGGCATTCCTTTCATTGCTATTAGCTGGTGAAACAAAAAAATCATTGTTCTGTGAAGTCAATACCGTTGAGGATCTATTATACTCATCCATGTAGGCTATCCCAACAGTATAGTCCCTGTTACTATGCAAAGACTTCTTGCCCGAATCAGCCTCGAACGCAGCGTAATCCATAGTGGCTATACTGAAATAATCATAAAAGTCCGAACTAGAATGATTCAACTTGAACGCAGGAAACTTAAATGTTACATCATTACTGCCTAGCGTGGGTGTAACCTGTATCTGTCTTGTTTCAACTAGACTGCTTATGCTTGTGCCAATAGACTCAATCCCGTTTGCAACTATAGACATACCCGTTCTACTTCTTGTGCTCTCATAGGCACACATATACTGCTCTGTAAAGTTGTCTGTTGTATTACAAAAATTATTATCCGTCACAGACTTGGAGGTGTCTATATTCGTTATGTTAGTGTAACCCTGGGAGGTTATATCAAACCCCAATGCCAATTTAAACTCAGCACTGTTAAATAAGTCATATACTGAGCTGTATTCTTTTGTTAGTTCATAAAACATCTCAAAAGAAAACGTGCTTGGCTCAGACGAAGTAGCTACATAAGTAGACGATGCCTCTCTAGAAAAGTTAAACACCAAACTAAAAATTGACCCTTGAGTCAAAGGTTGGTTAGAAAAGTCAACAGTTGCCTGAGCATTATCTACAGTTACCGCTCCTCCACTAATGTTATAGTTTAAATTTGACAGCGTAATTTCTGACCCCGTCTCATTAACGGTTGTTACAATAGGTAGTTCCCTCCTCTCAGCAGTGTAGGTCATTTTAACCTTAGCTCCATCACTATCTAGCAGATTGAACCCATCAACGTAGTTGCCATAAACTAGCCTTCCACCAATAATGGTTTGGGCCTTAGCAAATCTAGGTACATTATCAAATAGCCTTAACAGCTGGCTCTGAGGAAGTGCAGTATATATCTTACTATTGTCGAACGTAATTGTGTGGTCTATATTATCCGGCAATCCAAACTCAGCCTTGTCGTAGTTCTGTATTACGTTTACAACATTTGTGTCGCTAATTTTGTAGCATAGTTGTATGTCAGTTACTCTCTTGTCTCCCGTATTAAAGGTCACTTCAACAGAGTTGAATCTATTAAGCATCCCCTCATTATCATAAGATCCTCTATCGAAGTCAAACTTATTACCCTCAAATGCCACCTCGCTAAACTGAGACAACGCACTATACTCTCCGTCTCTGTATCTAAACCTGTATGCAAATGCTATAAACTTGTCCTCTATAAAGTTCTCATCAGTGCCCGTCTTGAGCATATTAATAGTTGGAGCACTTGATGGTGGCTTTTGTATAACGCTAAAATCATCCTCTGTAACGTTATCAGCTAAAGGCCCACCACTAGGAAAAGGATAATTCCTTGTTACGTTAATTCTTCTCGGTGGATTGAAGTCGTCTGTAAAGAACAGCAAGTCGCCAATCTTACTTACGCCATTTATTAAATGAGAAGCACTAAAGTTTAGTACACTTACAGATATGGCATGATACAACAACTGCTCCGTATTCATATTGTACGAAACAATCATATCCATTGCCGTGGTCGTAGCACCTGTATTGTTAGTGCCTCCCGGATCATGGACAAACCAATATATGGTTTCGTTTGCGTCATCAGCAAAAGCACCCAAGCACACCGTATCAAAAGAAAGCCTAGTGCCTGCAAACTCAAGTTCAGTTAGCCTACGGCTACCCTCAACATTCTGCACAGCACCAAGTTCGCCAGAGTCACCCGAACTGTTGACCCTAACATTCATTGCATCTGTATATTGACTTGCAGGAACGATACGCTCGTCCGCTCCCTTATTCATTTTACCTGCGGTAAATTCCCTACGTTCTCTCATTTAATTACGTTACCCTGAGACCTTAAATTCATTAGTAGTCTTCCTGGGTGAATATTGCTCAATCGTATTTTAGCGTTTCTAAGCAAAGCAGTCTTGTCTTTTTGAGACCTTCTGACAACATACTCTTGAATACCCACCCTAGAGTTGACTATCATATATTTTATGTATGCGTATATATACTCCTCGAATAGCTTGTTCACACTCACCAAAGAGTCATCGCCACCTTCCATACCATCAGAAATATATTCCAATAAGCAAGTTTCGTTCGCCATAGCGGATGAAAAGTTTATCACACCAGATCTTCTATCTATCCTAAAGGTTGGGTTTATGTTGGCTGTTTCAGAGTTTACCCCAAAACGAGACCCAATACTATAGTCAAAATAAAATTTACCATCGATGAAAAAGCCTTCTCTACCGTGAAACCTACTTCCCTCGTTAAAATATAAAGTTCTTGCAGCTCCATTTATTCTGTCTATATCTAACTCAGATTGTTCGGGCTGTATTATCTCTCCGGATTCATCAAACAATATGCTGTTGTCATTGTCTCGAAGATAAGATATCGCACTATTAGCTTGAATGTTTTCAGTCAATGGGAATAGAGTCCCATTCTTATACATAGATATTCTTATCCAATTAACAAAGTCGGGAGGAAGAATAAATCTTAAGTTTTCAGACACCTCTAATTCTAATGCCTTTATCTCTTTAAATGCATCATAGTTTAATTCTTGAATGCCACGCTTTGCGTAAAATATAACCTGAGCTCTAGATACATTGGCTAGCATTTCGTTGTTGCCCGTGTACATCATCATAAAATTATTGACAATGTCCTTTAGCGGAACATACTGATACGACCCCCAGTTAGCATTTTCAGGAGCCGCTCCTGCATTCTCATAGTATTGATATCCTGTTAAATATGGCATTATCTATATTCGTTTGAGTTTACATTGGCTAGGACCGATGCATCTTTAGCAAATTGTGGCTCTCTTATCGATATACCTGCCAAAGTAGCAATCTTAGATATAAGATAGGGAATCTCTGATTTTGGCAGTTCAAAGTCTTGGAAGTCCGCAGCAGATGCATTAAGAACCTCTTGTGGGTTTGCAGCACCCGTTACAGTAACACCCGTCCAATTAGGGTCTTTAGGATTCCTAACATACTGAGCTATTACACTGCCAGGGTTTGTTATGGTGTTAGGATACATTATGATGTTGTCGGCCTGCATCAGGCAAGATGGGAACATAGTAGATGGATTAACTAACGTAGATGCCGCTAGATTAAATATTTGAGACGGGTCTTGTATTTCAATCTCACTATACTTACTAGGATTAAATATCTTATACTTAAGTGCTCCCGCTCCAAAAATGTTATCGGTAATCTTTAGTGAAGTCCCACTCTCTACCTCCACCACAAAAGCCAAGGTGTTATCGTCAGTGTTCACAACCAAGTCGCCTGCGGACGCTGTGTTGCCAAATGCAGATAACCCCGTAAGTGAAGGGTCTACTAGTTTATTTGTGCTAACTGCACTCTCCTTTGTGCCCGATACCCTTTCAGTATCATAAAAGAAGAGTTTATTAAGAAGATACAGGTCGCTAGGCTTATCATACACATGCCCATCAGTATCGTTGCCTAGTGGAGCTAGAGTTGAAAATATCTCTATGACCTGTCTTTTCCTTTCGGCTATGTCGGCATAATCCTCGTTGCTAGCAACAGGTTTAGCGTTTGATTGATTTACCGCAACTCTTTTATTTTGCTTATCAATGTGAGTATTGTAATCATACATATACTCTTTAAAAATCTCTAGTTGGGCTTGTCTTGCAAAGTGATTGAAGTCCCTTCTTGAGATGTATCCGTAATTATTTTTATTCGCTAATGCGAGTACAGTTTGACGAACCTCATTAATCATAACGGTAAAGATACAAAATAAAAAAGGGGTCGAAAACGACCCCTAATAAAATTGATTACTACCGTTCTATTAGATAGTTCCAGCAGAAAAGTCAACTTGAGCGTGTGCCACTCCATCAATCGCATATGGCAGTTCAACCTCATAGATTGGGCTAGTCCATCTTGTTGATAAAGCGTTTCCAATCTCAGCCACTAAAGCGTTTAGCTGTTGCTTTGTTTTAGCATCGCTATTGGCAGTACTAGCAGTCAATATAATAGCTGCAACTTCCCCTGCGTTTGTTACGGTGTGAGCAAATCCATTAACTAGTAAAATATCAACTTTCGTTTGGGTAGATGCCTTTACTGAAAGAATGTCATTTACTGGGATTAAGAAATCCATACCACTATGCGTGAATTTTAAAAATTTTTCCATGATAAAAAATGTTGTTAGTTGTTAAAAAAAATACTATATAGTTCCTTGACGAAATAGGGCTTGGTCATGTGCAATACCAGTAATAGCATGTGGTAATGTCACAGCATAAATTGGATTAGTCCAAGACGTTTCCATGGCATTCCCAATCTCAGCTATTAAAGCATTTAATTGGGCTTTTACTTTGTCATCAGTATCAGCACCTGAGGCTGATATTTTAATAACTGGCACTTCAGAATCCGCAGCATCAGTAAGTCCAAATCCATTTTTTAATAAAATGTGAACTTGAGTAGCGTTTGAAGCCGCACCTGTGCTTCCTGTAGGTGCTTTTACTGAAAGAATCTCATTGATTGGAAATATAAAATCCATATCACTATGAGTTAATTTTATAAACTTTCGCATAATAAAAAATTGTTGTTGGTTAAAAAATACTATGCAAATATAGTGAATAAAAAAAGGGCCCCCGAGAGGGCCCTCTAAACAATAATTATGAATATCTATCGAGTCAAATATATAAATAAATATTTACTATTCACCCTTTTTCTTAGATAATTGTTTTTCGAACATATTTAGAATATCACCATCCTGTTGAAGTAATGATACCACAATGTGCTGTGGGTCTTCTCCATAAGGAACGCTAGTAAGTTTCTTTTTGTTTCCAGGAAGGTTGAAGTAAATGTCTTTGTTCTTGTTACGCATAGACAATAACCCTTCCTCAAAAATCTTAGCTACTATGTCTTGAATCTCAAGCATAGGATCCTCTAATGCCTCCAAGAACTCAACAGGGTTGTTTTTAGCAAATAAAATCACATCTCGCTTTAATTCAGCAGATGACATTTTATCCGTGTTAAGGCCTAAAAATACTCGACCCAATGTTTCCATTGTTTGAATATCAAGGGTCTTAGCAGCTATCAGTGCATCTACCTCAGCATTTATAACGTCTAGTTCCTCTTGAGCATTCCTTTCAGTATCAAGCTCTATAAATATTCCTCCATTACCTGGGTGAAGATCCATAAATTGTTGAAGAACGGGATTACTAGCTTGAACGTGAAGGAAGCCATCCTTAAAAATGATAGGTTCTAAAATGGCGTTGCCATCTTGCTCGTCTTCGAATGGGCTTTTTTGGTTGCGAGCGTATCTAAGGGCTCTGTTTGTTGTTCCGTCAAAATGTAACAAAGGGCTTCGGTGTGTGTGTCTTGAAGCCAACAAGAAGTTTAGTGGTGCTCTATCTTGCGTCAGCACGTATATTTTATCTTTCATTTGATTAGAATTTAAAAAAGGGGGAGTTGCCTCCCCCATTAGTTAAGAAATATTAGTTCTTAAAGATAACGAAGTTGTTCGCTCCCATAACACAAAGCGCACGCTCTGATAAGAAGTGAACCTCCATTGCATCAAGATCAGAAGTTCTTACATCACCGGCAGAACCAGTCATCCAAGTTTTATATCTTCTGTCCTCAGACTCAGACGCACGATATCTTACGTGTAAGAACGGACGTTGAGCGTTTTTGCCAAGAATTTGGTCGTAAACAGTTGTAGAACCAGCAGGTACAAGAATACCGTTGATGTTTCCAGCTTTTACGCCTCCTCTCATAGTGGCATCGTTGAGGTATTTCCAATCAGACTTGTAGAAGTCATATCCTCTACGGAATCCTGTGAATCCGAGGTTCAATGCCATCTCTTCGTCGTTGTCGAAAAGACCGTAAGAAGTACCACCTACACCATAAGAGTTCTGAGCAGCAAGCATATCATCGATGTCGAAAGAGAACTGTCTGTTTAAGAACAATACGTTTTCTTCGATAGCACCTTGCTTGTCAAGAACCTGAATGATAGAGTCAAAGTCAGAAAGGGTAGTTGGGTTACCACCGCTCCAAACGTTTCCTCTATTCTCTACTGCGTGGAATAATCCTTCAGAACCACCTGTTTGTGCTAATGAAGAACCAGCAGGATAAGCACTAGTATTTAAAAGACCCGAAGCAGAAGCACCTGAACCAGTTTCAACAGGAACAGCCTCAACCATAGCAGTCTCGATGTAGTCTTCGAAACGAAGTCTAGTCTCATGCTCTGATTTTAGATACCATAGGTATCCTGTAGCACCATTCTCAGTTGTAACTTCTACCCATCCGATTTGAGCCATATCAGAACCAGCTACCGTGTACTTGTCCTTTAGAATGATTGGCTTGTTTTCGAAGATGTTGTCTTCAGCCTCGATAGAGCCTACCATTCCACTAGTTCCTTTACGGAACTCAGAACCATAAACAAATACAGTTGCAGTTTCACCTCCAGCAAAAGGAATGCTAGCAGTAGCCACATATGCAGCAGTTGTTAAAACAGAAGGTCCTGTTGCGATGCTCTCAACAATAACTTTAGTTGTTTTTGTAGAGCCCGCAGCTTCGTCTGAAATAACAAGAGTTTGACCAACTCTAATTGGCACATCCGTTGGAGAGCCAGCAGGAGTAATCGTGATTCTAGCAGAAGTACCAGAACCTGTGATTGCAATTGCAGCACCCTCTAGTTTAACGTGGAGACGACCCTGCTCTGCCCATTTGATAAGGTCAGAGTTAGTTGGCATCTCAGCACCTACCATTCTCATAAAAGAAGCAATGCTTCTGTTTCCATATCGCTCAAATTCTTTTTCATAAGTATCAGGTAGATACTGATCTAAGAACTTGAAGTCGCTTATATAGTTAGTAGGCAATGTTGCCTTACTACCGTGGGGGGTTAATGCGACAGACCCCGCTTGTAATGATCCAGCCATTTTTTACGTTTTACGTTTTTTTGTTAATACTTTTTATCGTTAAGCCCCTGCTTCGACCCGAGTCTACAGCACGAACTTTGAATCCTCCGTCAGAAGTTACCTTTGGCGTTTGACGAACATCCATTTTGATGTTTTTCGCACGCTTTGCGTCACCTTCTATAGCCTCGGATCGCCCTTGCTCATAAAAGAACTTAGCGAATTTATCAGGATTCATAGCTACTGATAGTGCTCTGTGATAACCCGCAGAATCTTTAATTAACCCATCATCACCTATAAACTTACCAATGAAGTTGTATACATCAGACTGAGCCTTTTGCAAATCCTTTGCGCTACCTGGAGAAAACGTGTAGGCCTTTTCATCAATGCTGAAATCAAAACCTTTGAAATCATCACCGAAAACCTCAGAAGTTTTCTTGCTGAACCACTCGGCTCGCCTTTCCGCTTCCTGTTTCTCGTTTTTGGCACTATTAAGATACTCTCTATAATCCTCTAAAGCTTTTTTATCCTCATCAGACAAAGATGCGCTTGACTCAAGCGGTGCTTTGTATTTTTCCCTTTGAGAATTAAAGTGTTTTTTGGCTTTAGCGAGTTCCTTTTTTCTTTCTATTTTTTTAGACTTAATCTCTCTTTCTTCCATAGAATCCTCATCTGTATGAAATTTATCATACATCATGTCTTCAATGTCCGAGCGATCAAGACCTTCCTCTGTCTCTGAGTAGTAGTTGAATAATAAATCATCATCATCCATATCATCAGAAGATTTGTTTAATCTAACAAAATCATCCATTCCTCTACCTGTCTCCTGCTTGTACTTATAGTATGCCGCAACATCCTCAGGTAAATCTGGCGATTCACTTCTTTCAGACACCAACTCATCAAAAGAGTCTATTTTTTTGCCATATCTTTCAGATATATATGAAAGAACATCTTCGTCACTAAGTGACTTTTCTTCTTTTGGTTGCTCTTCTTGTTGAACCTCCACCTCTTCTTTTACAACTTCAACAGTTTCTTCAACCGGTTTTTCTTCATTCAAAGATTGCTCATGCTTATCTAATAGCTCCTGCTCAATCTGTTGAGTTGACTTTGACTCCTCAGAGCCAAGGTCTCTTACTTTGATTTCCATAAATTAAATTTTACTCAAAATTACTACTTTCTTCCATATTGAAATTTTCTATCATATTCGGAAAGTTTAGTTTCATTTCTTTTTTATCCTCTTCAAAATTCATTGGAGGAAGATTGTTTTTTCTTTGATTAATAAGTTTTGACTGCTGAGTGTTCTGCTTACTTATTCTAGCTTCTTTACCAGTCTCTTTCATTTTATCTCTGTTCTCAAGTTTAGATTCCTTAAGTTCAGCTAACTGATAATCAAACTCAAATTGCTTTGCCATTAACATAGATCGTATCTCTGCTTCACGCATCGACTTCTCCATGTCTATTTGAGCCTTGAATTGCATTTCCCTGGCAGCCATTTGAGATTCAATTTGTTGTTTTTGCATTTCCATTTGCATAGCAGCCTGTTGTTTCTGCATTTCCATTTGAGACTTAAACTGCTGCTGCTTTTGAATGTTCTGTTGGTCTTTCTGAAGTTTTTTATTCTTCTTGACCTTTAAGAGCTGATTAGCAATTTTAGTGCTTTTCACCTCTCTTATATCAATCGCATCGTCAAGTCCAATGTCACCCTTTTGAATAGCTATTTGAATGTTCTGTTCTAGCTTGGCCTTATCTTCTTCATCTGGAGCGACATCAACGAAAATGCCAAAGTCATACATATAATAGTCTTCTATATCTTTTATTATTTCAGACTTATGTCTTCCAATCTGCATGGCTAACTCTTCAGCGTGCTCCATGTATTCCATTGCGTCAGATAGTCTAATAGATATTGCCTGCGCAAGTTCTTTTGTTACAAAATGAGATGCATCAAGAATGTGTCGTGTTGCAGTATTGGAATTTGCTGCGGCTAACTTCTGAACACCCACCAAGGCATTTGAATCAGGAGTAGATCCGTCCCTAGCCTCATTCAGCCCGGTCACATCTCTAATCATTCTTAAGTAATGATTGTAATTATTTATTAGGGCAGACATTTTTTGACCTCCCGAATGACCATTGATTGGCTGAATAGGAACTCTAGCGTTATTGAAGTCTCCATCTTGTGTAAATGAGCGACCAACAACAGAACCTGTTTGAAAGTAAAGTCTAAGTGCATCTTCAGGATTGTATGCCGCACCTGTGCCTAAGTCAACCTCGTTAAGGCCATCGGCATCAATAAACACCCCATCTGGAGTCATGCGGTTCATAACCTGCTGCAACTTGAGATGTGTAATCTGAATAAGGTCAGCAAAAGGAATCATTCTTCTTACTAAAGACTCTACATTCCCCTTATAAACTCTAGGTGCAACAGCCACATAGTTTGGCATTGCGTGTTGGGATGAAGATTTAGGCCTAACCATATTCTCCATAAGATCCCACTTAAGGATAATGTTTGTTCCCATCACCATAACGCCCTCGTACCAAACATCAATAGTTTTCTCTACAACCTCAAACTTGCCATCCTCAATCATATCCTTTGGAGGATTAAAATCAGATGGTTTTTCAATCATTCTGACAGAACCGTTCTCCCCTACTTTCTTTTTGTACTTAAACGTGTTTGTTGTTTTGTAGTTAAAGTAAAGAAGGGTTGCAGTGTCTTTTCTAAAAGTATCATCTCCATAAGTGCTAGGCTCATTGTTGTAATCATAAAAGCCATAACTATATTCTGATATCTCAGATAAGTCTTCGTTAGTTAAGGATGGGTCTATTTTACGTAACTCATTTACTGGAACAGTCTTAACTTCACCCCAATAGAAACAATCTTTAAAGTAAGGATCTTCGGTATAACTATGTATAACGTCGGCAGGGTCAACATACTTTACTTCGACACCAGATCCTTCATTAAACTCATGCTTCGCAACACCCATTCCCAAGACAGCAATGTCGTAGTTTATTCTTTTCTTTAAATCCTCGTAGAAATTATCTTCTAGTATAGTAGATATAGCAGTTTCGGCAGCAACCTCAATAGATGGCTTATACTTTAACTGCATAATTAAATCTAACTCCTCATCATTTTCTGGAAGTTCATCCTTGCTAAATGAATATGGATTAATGTTAAACTTTTCAGCCATATTGTCTAATATGGGTCTAGCTAACATCTCTGACTTCAGTCTGTCTTGATATGTGTTTCTTTTATATATAGATGTTGGATCCTGTGCCTTTACCTTTACATCAAAAATCCTATCTGTCATTCCATTGACAACAATGTCAACAAACTTAGGTATAATAGGAACGGGTGTCCAGTCTAGATTTAAATAGCTAAGGTCGCCATCAACGGCAATCTCTTTTTTGTACTTAGATATCGACTGCTCTCCACGAGCGTACAATCTCATTTTGTGAAACTTTCGATACCTATCATAGTATCTACCCCGATTACCATCTTTTCTAAACCATTCGTATTGTATTGATTGCCCAATCCTTAAACCGAACTCAGGAGTTGCTTTCTTTTCATCAGAAACAAACTGGTCGGGGAAATAGGCCGATGGTATATCTACATTAACTTTCTGCATCTATCTTAATAATTGGCTATTACTACCCTTGTTATTATACCTTGCAAAGTTAATCTTTATTTTTGATTGTTTTACTTCAGGCTTATAGAGGTGTTTTTGATTGGCCATAATAGCTAGCCCTGAACTAATTGACGCATCATACTTTGTCCTGTTGTTTACATCAAACTTTGCCCAATCCTCTAGAGTTTTCACAAAAGGCATTGAACCTATGTCCCCCATCTCTCTAAACTCTCCTGTCATATCAAGCCCAACATATTTTTCAATATAAGACTCTATGGCAGATGCGTGAGCCTGCTTTACATCCTCAGATGAGTTGGGTATGCCCCCTATCTCCCTTTCGGTCTTAGAGAGCTTGTTAGAGGCCTTGTCGGGCCTGTTCATGGAGAATGATCTGTATCCTCTGTTCTTAAAGTGATATAGTAGCCTAGCCTTATTGTTCTCTGCAAGTATCGGCATTCCATAAAACACGCAGGCCATTAATACATCTTCAAAAAACATCTCTGCTGTTTGTGGCCTAGCAATGTACTCTAAGAAGAACTCATTAGAAGGGCCCTCGTCCATATGAAACTTGGTGAGCCCATGAAGCGCACCATTAGATGCTCCACCGCCAACAGTTCCTGATATATCATAAGGGTCGCATCCAAAAGATCCCATATGCTCGTTGCCAGGATATCTCCTTCCGCTCCTTATAATTACATTATTCTGCAAATGAGCTGGAGGAATCCAAGACAGTAAAAACCTGCCATTATTATCGGGGCTCCAAACCACTTTGCTATCAGGACCATCTTTCCAATAAAACTTACCCCTTGTAACGAAATGCTCTTTTATTACAGAATCGTTATAGTCTATCTGCTGATATATCTTGGTAAGATTAAATATGGATGACTTACTCTCATCTCTAAAAGCGTGCGACTCTGTTCTTGGGAACTGACGGTAAAACTCATTCAACGCATTGCCATCAGACTTCAAAGACTTCACTTCGTTATCCCAATATGTGATAGCCCCTGTAGATATCATCTCGCCATCTACTCCCTCTAGTTCAACGACAGGATCATCAAACACAGGCCACCCAAACTTGTTTATATACCCCTCGAAGTTCCATTCCATAGGAACGAACAAAG